GAGCCATTCCAATTGAAATGTGCTTCAGATCATCAATTGTAAGCCCGGTTTCTTTACAGCATGAAAGATAAGATTCTACTGTAAAGATTTCATCACTGGCTGATTCTGACTCATCTGGTTTTTTTTTGATGTCATAGTGTCATTAATCATTTCCATCAAGATTGGAGCAATGTCCTGCAAAGGAAATTCTTCCATCTCCATGAAAAATTGTTCATAAGGCTTGATGTGTGGGTTCCCTGATTTTGTGAAAACCCAAAACA